CAGGCCAATAATTGCTCCATGTGGGTTTCCCCGTGGTGCTTGAGACATATTTACAACCTTGGAAAGAACCAAGAAGGCCAACAGTGCCACCAGCCGCAGCGCCCACAACATCAATATATCCCGTAGCTAACGGAATAACTGGGGTGCCTTGATAAATAGCGTTACTATTGCCATTGGCAATTTCATAGGAAGTATAGCCTGAAACACCCATGGAATTGGAATTCTGACCCACTTTAGCAATGGGGCGAAGTCCAAAACTTCCATTAATGTTCGCCATAGTTTACTCCTGAGTAGATCATCTACTCGTTAGAATTTCCACCAAAGGACACCCTGCTGCTTCTTTCTCGTGAAATCGGCATCGAAGGGTGCTGCTCTCGCATGAGATCATTATCCACCGCAACCATCTGTTGCGATGTTTTTTGCGCAAAATACTCTTTGCGTGATTCAGCAACTTCTTCTGGAAGTCGAGCTAGGATTAGTCCACCAACTCCAATCACCCCTTTGTACCTACCTTCGTCAATAACCGCACATTCAAAATTAGGGTACTCATCTGCCCTGACAGGTTCGTATCCTTCGCGAAGACGTTTTGTAAAATTGGGCTTGTCGTCTTGTCCCAACATTTCAGAACGAATCCAACGATGAACAAAACCATCAGGTGCTGGAGGAGCATCCAATAAAGAAGGCGGTCGCCAACTTGTAGGACGTTCAGATTTTTGCCGAGTTGTGGCAGCGCGAGATGTTTTATCAATAGAATCAGACATTTGCATTGATCTCCTTTACCTGTCTCGCGTAATCTTCAAGAGGCACACCTAGTTTCTTTGCGATTGCAACTTGGCTAGGAGTGAGTTTAACAGTTCCGCGTCCATTGGTTTTTGCAGCACGATTAGCAGATGCAACTCTCTGGACTGGAGCATTGCGTCCGTTTGTGGCTGGTTGAACTTCCTGAAACTTATGAGGAAATTCTTCTCGAATTCTACGATCGATTGCATCGTAGTATGCTTGTGAAGAGGGATCGTATCCCGTCTCCAACAAATTCTTATGTATAGCAAAAGCTGTATACGTCATCGGTTCATCCGTACCAAACCACTCATTTTTACTCGCCCAAGCCTGTGATTGGGGGTCTGGTGGTGGCATGGTAGCAGGAGTTTGTTGCTGCAGCGTAGGCTGCTGAGGACGAAGCGCAGTTATCTCGTTTTTAAGAGCAGCACTTTCAACCGTCAACTTTGAAAGGTCAGTTGTTGCTGCGACTAGCTCATCTGGATCACCGCTCTCATATGCTTGAACATATCGTTTCTTAGCAGTTTCTAGATCACCGTCAATACGCCCTGCATATTGTTGATTTGCATTAGCAGACCAGGCATTTGCAGTTTTTTGCAATTCCTCTTTTTCAGCGATAACACCTTTTGCATACTGTAGAGCAGCTTGCTCGCGGCGTTCAGATTCTCTGTACTTAGCGGTTAGCTTATCGATACGCTTACGAACACCTGTGCTGTATGAAGCCAACTCTTCCTCAGAGATGTCTCCATCAATATCTGCATACTCTGTTTCTGTTTCTGCTGTTGATTCAGCTGCAGAATATTCTTCTGCAGGAGATTCTTGTTCAAGAGACACTTCAACTGCGTCTTCTTGATCCAGTTCTACTAACTTTTCGTCTGCTTCTGGCATGGTCTTCTCCATGATCTGTTCTACAGTAAAACCACTTTTGAAAAAAGTAAAGTCCTATGTATGAACTAAATTCGAAGGGTCATCAATAACCCCTAATATTTCATCATCATTAAGGATACGTAGCTCTCCTCCTTCTATTTTAAAACGAGATCCGGCATATTTAGAAAACAACACCCAATCTTTTTCTTTACACCAAGGTGCCCAATTCTCATAGGAATCATTGGGGTTTCCAAACTTACTTTTATCTTTGTAAGCTAACGGTCCTATTTTTAACACAAGCCCCGCTACAGTAGCAACGCGCTCTCTTTCATGTACACTATCGGGGAGTTCAATACCTCCTTTAGTTTTTGTAGGAGGATCATACGGCATAATAAGAATCCGCCAACCTGTGGGTTGTGGTAGCTTATTATGTTCTTTCTTTGATTGCTCAGCTACTTTCTGTTTCGCCAAACGTTCCGGTAACAAGAGTCCCGTAGTCATCTGGTAGCATTCCTTTCTCTAGAATTTCTGAAATTTCTTGGCCTACTAATCCAAGTGCTGTTATTTCCCCCATTAGATTTCTATACTGAGCCATGTCTGACAGCTCGTTATTAAGTAACATTTGTGAGATTTGTTGTTCTCGCTCTCGAATAGTCTTCATTATCCGATCACAAACCCAGACGCCATCCATTAACGAACGCCTTGAAAAGCCAGCCCTTTAGTAGCTGCTCCTCCACCTCTTGCTTTTTTCCGATTACCCCCTTTGTGCTCAGGGTTGAAAGTTCTGGCATTAACTTCCGGACCTACTTCCATAGGCTCTGGGGCCAAGACACTCATGCCATCAGCTTTGAATAGTTTAGTTTGGTAAACAATAGGGGTGGATAAAACTTCTGTGATGCCGTTTTTACTGGTTGCTGTCTTCATTTCGAAACTCCTTTAAATTTCTCAAAAGTCCTTAACCCGCCAAGTCCAAGCATGCCCATAAGAACTGGCATCATTTCTCCTAGTTCCATCTGTGGCAAGTCTATTAAAAGATCCATATGCGCCATCGCAAATACAAGAATAGGTTGTAAAACATAAGTATAGCACAACGCAAGTCCACAAGTCCAACCAATAAACGGACGCCACCCTGCTACAAAAATACTACGATGGGCGGCTTCAGTTTTATTGATATCTAACTGAGCCAGGTCTATTTTAGCAAGATGAGTTGCAAGCTGTGCCTCAAGGTCGCGCTCTGCTTTTGCTCGTGCTTCTTTGTCTTCAGGCAGAAACCGTCCTGCAACTTCCATAACACTAGGGAGAATGGCGCTAACTAAACCAATCATTTGCAGTTTATACTCATTTTTTACGACACAACAAAATCAAAATCATCACAACAAGACTTACAATCGTCATTTCACCAGTCGAAAAAGTAAGCCCAGATATCATCACTGCACCCGTAGTTTATCTCGTTGCACCGAAATTCTTTCGGCTGCTTGTGCAGCATCTTGTTGTATCTTAGTTTCTTCTAAAGTAGTTTTTACTTGCTCTTTTTGCATATCAAAAGCAAGCCTCGATTGGGCTTCTGCTTCCTTACGCTGCATGTCCCGTTCTTTCAAAGCCAACTCTTGCATACGAATCTGAACAAGTGGGTCTATTCCGCCCTCTTCTTGCTGCTGAGCAAATTCTTGGGCCTGAGCACTAATCTGTTGAGTAGCCTGTGCAGCCGCCTGAGCAATTTGATTTTCAAGTTCAGGAGAAACCTGCTCATCTTCTGTAGGCAGCTCTCTTCCTATCATTTGCTCTACCTGTTGTCGATATCCCATTGCAAAATGTTCTTGAATATGACTTTGTAGAACAAGCATGGCTTCTTGGTTATTCGCAAAAATAGGATTCTGCATAAAAGCCATGTGCGTTGCGATATGAGCCTGATGGTCCTGATGAATAAATGCCCTCAACGGTCGGGTAATAAGAGCATCCGCATTCTCAGAAGCAGGGTCTTTTGAATGTTCCGGATCAGAAGGAGGTAACAAATCTTGAATATTCTGAACACCCAGTGCTTGATACATACGAGTGTAGGCTTCTTCCAGATTATGGATCTGAGGTGCAGAAGTTGCTAACTGCAACTGTGTTTGCGCCATCATAACCCTTTGTGCCATACTGAATATGTTAGGGTCACTATGGGGGAGGACATCTATCTGGTCACTGAAATCTGTGACCTTAACCATTCTTTCTCCCCCAACCACCTCGAAAGGATATTGCTGCGGAAGGTACTCTGAAAAAGTCTCAGCTAACAACCGAAACTCTATCTTTTGAGAATAGTGAAGGCGCTTATGAATAGCAGACATGACCTGCATGCCTTTTTCTAACAACGCTACTGTAGTTCCTACAGGCATTGCTTCGTTCATGTCGCCTGTTTGCATTTCAGTGATCGCGGCGAACCTTCGCCCTGAGTCAACAAGTACTCCTAAAAGGTTAAGTAGAGTCCCTGAAGGCTCCTTATACGGTAACGGTAATAGAGAATCGCGGAGTGCGCCTCCGGGCGCATCAACATCTCGCCATTCTCCTGGCTGCAAAGGTTCATCGTCATTTCGGACTCGCAACCCTCGGGCCTTAAATCCTGCGGGTAGATTTGCCAAAGTTCCTGCATCAATCAACTGTCGTAAAAGACTGGTGGCTGATTTGCTCAGGCCTCCAATCATATGGATCAAGCCAAACCCGTAGAATCCTAACCCAGGAAGGAACTTATAATGTACAAAATATTGCTTTTTATTTTTGAGAGCGTCGTCTTCTTCCCAGTTTCTACGGATAGAAAGAACTTCAGAGCACCCTTCTTCCATAGTTACAATATAAGGAAGCTGTATTCCTGTAGGCTCTCCGCCCTCATCTAAGTCTTCAAATCCTGGTAAATCTAAATTAATATGACACTCTAGCAAAGTCATAACGTCAGAAGAACTATAGCTAGTGGGCCTTGTTCCTTCTAGCTCGTCTACTTTTTCAGTGATAGCAGTCTGTGGGTCTGGAGAGGGCATTAGCTCAATGTCTCTATAGAACCCGCTTTGCTGTAGTTTACGAACATCATTCGTATTCTGACGAATCATATGCGTAATTCGATTTGCTGACTGAAGAGCTGTTGTCTCATAAGGAACAACAAGATCTTCTGAAGTAATAAATTTTGAAACTGCTCGTCCTAAAGCCTCATCATAGTATATTTTCTTAAAGGCTGAACCGGACAAAGGAAGATAAAACAACATCTGATCAAGCTCAGGGTCATACTCCTGCATGACCTCTGTGATCTGATAGTTCATAAAATCTTTAACACGGGTAGCCTGTTCCTGCCTTTCGGGAGTAACTTTACCCACTACTCGTGTTGTGACAGGCCCACCCGATGGCAAAAGTTCTTTATAGGCAGAAGACTGAAATTGTGCAATTGCTTCCGAAAGCAAAGGATGGTAAACCCCGGAAGCACCTTGAAATGGCACTGACCGATCATCAGTGTCCATACCCAGCAACCCTAATCCTTCACTATACGTTCGTTCCCAATCCGCACGACTCTCACGATCTTCTGAGTACATCGCCAGTATATCCGACGCCAAAGACCCTAGATCTCTTTGGTCCATTTCCTCAGCAAGATTTGCGTAAAAATCTTCTGACATACTTTCCGGGGTCTCTTCTCCGAAAGAAATAATTGTATTTCCTTCTTCATCTAGATCCGGTTCTATCTCGATGTCAATATCCTGTGGAATCAGGGGCTCATCTTCAGGGCGTTCCGCTAAGACTTCATCGTCACCAAGCACAACATCCGTTCGAATTGGCCGTTCCATAGCTAAAGGAGGCATAGGAGACGAAGGAAGTTCTGTATCAGAAACTTCAATGTCTTCTATCAGCGAAGGAATTAGGGGGTCATCTGCCATAAAAGACTACTTCTTTTTCATTGTCTTACGCAGAGGTTTTTTCATTCCTCCTGCTTTATAACCCATGACTTTTTTGCCCTTTTTAGGGGGTCGCCCTCGCTTTGAACCGTAAGTTCCTGGGCCATGGGGCATTACAAAATTCCCTTTTCTTTTAAGACAAAGCCAATCGCTCCACCAGCAACTCCAACATATATAAGGATAGGCTGCTCTAGGATCATGCCAACTCCCATAACTGCAACACCAACGGCTGCATAACTTGAGGGTTCACATATACGATCTTTGATCCACTTAACTAGTACCATTTCATACTCCTTTTCTGCTTATTTCAGCATCGGATCTACCCTAGTTCAAAACTTTTAATTTGAAAAGACTAATAGTACGTGTACCTTTTTCGATACCCTGTGTCCTCTTCCTCATAGTCTTCAGGGTGTCCTATAAAACCCCCCTGTCGAAAACGCAAGAGGGCCTGTGTCATTGAATCAACTAAATCATCGTGCTCGCCGTTTGGAAACTGGGCACATTCCTCAATAATTTCCTCTGCAAAATTTCGCTCAGGAGCCCAGATCATTCCGCTTTCAAAAAGGGGCGCTACAGCGTTCACTCGCGCGTGCTTATCCTGACCCTTTCCGGGGCTGAAGTTCATCACCGGAATGCCCATAGCCCGTAGCTCTTGGGTCAAAGGACTTCCGGAAGCCTTTGCTTCAATTATCACTATATCAGGCTCCCAATAGTGGTAACTTTTCAAGGCCTCTCGTTTTAATTCAGGGAACTCATAGCGTCCCTTGCTACTATCCAACAAAATTAAATTTGGACCACCGTCCTCTTCAGGAAAAAACACTCCCCATGTTGTAATCGCCGAATAATCAGCGTACTCTTTTTTAAGGAATGCTGTGTCATAACTTTGAATAATGTACTCTAGCCCAGGAACATGCTCTCTTTCCCACTGCTTCCACCAGTCGCGCTTGATAATACTGATTGAATCGCTTGTGGGTTGTTGCAACCACTGAGCGCTCCATTTCTGGGCGCTTAATGAGGCTTTTACTCCAAGGAGCTCCTCTAGCTTCCAGTACTCTGGCCAAAGGGGCTTTTCCTTTTGGTCGTCGCCCTCCATAATTGCCGGAAATTCAATCACTTCCCACTGATCAGCCTTTGGGTCACGGGCTTGCTGGCGCAAAACTTTAGCCGTCAAGTCACGCTCACTCCAACGCGTCATCACAACTACGATACTGCCTCCGGGCTGGAGCCGCTGGCGAGGCCCAGAAGTGTACCACTCATACGCATTTTCCATTGCGGCGTCACTCAGTGCATCCTGCTCAG